TCAAGAAAGAGAAGGTAGTTAAACCACTGATCCCTAAAGATCGGATAGTTTATAAAGCCTTACCTAAAAGAGGAATCACTAAAGAGACGTGCGAACTATTTGAATATGGACTGTCTGAATACAACGGCCAGCCCGTTCAGGTTGCAACCTATCAAGATCACACTGGCAAAGATGTAGCTCAACATCTCCGATTCAAAGACAAGAAGTTCATTTGGTTAGGAGATATGTCAAAGATTCAATTATGGGGACAACGCATATGGAGACAGACTAATCAGAGTCAAGTCTTTTGTGTTGTTGCAGAAGGTGAACTTGATTGTCTTGCCGCCTCACAGATTCAAGGTAATAAGTTTCCTGTCGTTTCATTGCCGAGTGGAGCGCAAAGTGCTAGCAAATATTTAGTAATGAATGAGCTATGGCTCGCAGGACATCTTCGAACAGTTCTATGTTTCGACAACGATCAAGCAGGTAATGACGCTGCCATCAAAGCAACAGAAGTTTTGGCTGGAGTACCTGTCGCTATTGCACGACTGCGAGAATTCAAAGACGCAAATGAAATGCTCCTTGCAGGAAAAGGAGATGAACTTAAGGACATATTATGGAAAGCTATACCCGTCAAACCAGAAGGGATAAGAGATAGTGCCGACTGTTGGGATGAGGTAATCAAGAAGGGAGCTGATTCTATCTGTACCTATCCGTGGCCAAAGTTAAACCAGATGATGCGAGGGATCAGACGTTCAGAGATGAATCTGATTACAGCAGGTAGCGGTACTGGTAAGTCCAGTATGTGTAGGGAATTAGCTCATCACTTTCTAACTAGAGGACTGAAGGTTGGATACATAGCACTAGAAGAAAGCATCCAACGCTCATTGCAAGGGATCATTGCAGTAGATCTATCCAAACCTATACACCTTGACTCATCCCTAGTAGAGGAGGAGGAACTAAGAGAATCCTTTGATCGTCTGTGTTCTACACACCGACTACATCTATACGATCACTTTGGTTCAATGGATCCTGATACGTTGTGTCAACAGATTCAGTACCTTGCGAAAGTAGAAGGAGTAGATGTTGTCTTTGTTGACCACATCACCATTGTGGTTAGTGGACTCGACAACGTGGATGAGAGAAGGAGTCTTGACATCACTGTCACTAAGCTCAGGCAGATCGTTGAAGCTACTGGCATAACCCTCTTTCTCGTTTCTCATCTCAAGAGGCCAGAAGGGAGAGGCCATGAGGAGGGATGCAAGGTGTCTCTTAGCCATTTAAGGGGCTCACATAGTCTTGCCCAATTATGCGACGGGTGTATCTCTGCTTCAAGAAATCAGCAAGGAGACGCTGCTGAACGTAGCGAACTGCAACTTGCTGTATTAAAGAACCGACATTGCGGTTCAACAGGTGAGGCCGACAAGCTTCTGTACTCAGAACAAACAGGCCGCCTATCCACTCCACTATTTAACTAACCCACCATGACTTTACTAATAGATTGCGATTGGCTTGTCTATTCATCCTGTTGTGCCTGTGAGCATGACTATCGTTGGGATGAATGGAATCATTCACTTCACTTAGATGAGAAGGAAGTACATGAACTGATTCAATACAGAGTTGAACAGTACCAAGGTATAGCTGAGGATGATGGCCAAGTAATCATGTGCTTCAGTGAGTACCCAACCTTTAGACATACACTCTCTCAAGATTACAAAACAAATAGAATAGGTAAGCGCAAACCTTTAGGATTAAAGAGAGTAATAGAACAAGTCGCTGACTACTATCACTCTGTTAGTTTCCCTAACCTAGAAGGTGATGATGTTATGTCGCTACTTGCTACAGGTGGACGATATGATAATCCAATAATTGTTTCTGTTGATAAAGATATGCGAGGTGTACCGTGTACCTTGCTAGCTAAAGATGATCTTGAATTAGTAACAAGAAAGAAAGCAGATAGAAATTGGATGTTACAAATATTACAAGGTGATGCAACTGACAACATTCAAGGACTAACAGGTGTTGGCCCCAAGACTGCTGAGAAATTATTAGGCGATTTGGAATCACCTAAAGATATGTGGAACAAGGTAGTAGAAGAGTACAAAAAGAAGGGGAGGACTTATGCTGATGCTGTTATGACTGCTCAACTAACACGCATCTTGCGTGATGGAGAGTACGATCATGTAACAGGTGAAGTAAAATTATGGGAACCAATTTATGAATGAAGAAGATCTATGGCCTCCCATTGAGGAGGCTTTAATTAAGAAGTTAGATGAAATATATCCTGAGAAATGTCCTGATTTAGCAGCAGAAGATAGAGATATCTGGCATTATGGGGGGGCACGCAGTGTAGTACGGATGCTCATATCCGTCTATGCTGATCAAAACAATCAGGGGAATTAATTATGTGTGGAGGAGGTGGCCGTGGAGGCGGTGGAGGGAGTGATAACTCCGAGATGCTAGAACTTCAGCGTCAACAGATGGCTGAACAGAAGCGTCAGTATGAAGAACAAAAAGCAGAACAAGAGAAGCGTTACGCAGAACAGAAAGCTATAGCCGAGGCTCCGCCAGCACCAGCACCTAGTCCAGTAGCTAAAGCAGCAGCAGCAGCATTAGATATTCCTGATGCAGCAGGTACTCTTGCGGCTAGTCCCTCTACAAAAAGAAAAGGATATGGGAGAAAACAATTTAGAACAGATTTAGAACAAGGTAGTGGCCTTAACATCCCTGCATAAATGGAACTAACACTAACTACTGACGTTGATGCAGTAGAAAAAAAATATATTGAAGACAAAGATGGCGGTACTGCTGCTGCCAGGTATCAACAACTTTGTACAACAAGAGATCCTTATCTTCAAAGAGCTAGAGATTGCAGCAAAGTAACAATCCCTTCTCTTGTACCTGAAGTTCACTTCGGAGATCACGGTAGATTAAAGACACCGTATCAATCAGTAGGTGCACGTGGATTAGGCAATCTCAGTACAAAACTAGAGCTAAGTCTCTTCCCTCCCAACTCTCCCTTCTTCAAGCTAGAGATAGATACCCTTCTCTTACATGGTGAGGATGTAGATCCTGCTATGAAAACAGCACTAGATACTGCCTTGGTAAAGGTAGAGCTAGCTGTAATGACAATGCTTGAGACTATGAGTGCCCGTGCTTCTATGCACGAAGCATTCAAGCAATTGATAGTTGCAGGTAATGTTCTTCTCTATGTAAATCCAGAAGGCATAAGAGTTATACACCTTGATAGATATTGTGTAGTACGTGATCCAATGGGATCTATTACTGAGATTGTTATTGAAGAAGAAGTATATCCTGAAGCATTGCCAGAAGGATTCTTACCTGATTCAGTAACAACTGAAGAATCAATTGGGCCTACCAAAAAGTCAATCAAGATACATACATGTGTACATTATGACAAAGGTAAATGTTATTGGTATCAAGAAGTAAAAGGTAAACAAATCAAAGGGACATCAGGTATGTGTCCTGAAGAATGCTCACCTTTTATTGCATTGAGATGGGAGCGAATTGATACAGAAGAATATGGTCGCTCATATATAGAACAGTGGTATGGAGATTTAACAGCACTCGAATCTCTCTATCAAAGTGTGCTTGAAGCTTCTGCTGCTATGAGCAAGGTGTTGTTCATGGTTAATCCTAATGGGACTACGCGACCTCGGACTCTATCCAACGCAGCAAATGGTGCAATTGTGCAGGGATCCGCTAATGATGTAACTGTGCTTCAAAGCCAAGGTAAGTTAAATGATTTACAACTGGCTTCTAATACTATTGATCGAATAGAACACAGATTACAATTTGCTTTCTTACTTAATACAGCTATTCAAAGACCAGGAGAAAGAGTAACAGCAGAAGAGATTAGATATATGGCACAAGAACTTGAGACTTCAATCGGTGGTTTGTATTCCATACTCACTCAAGAACTACAACTACCATTAGTTAGAAGGTTGATGTATATATTGCAGAAGCAAAGAAAGATTCCTGTATTACCCAAGAGTGAAAAGACTGGAGAAGCAATGGTTAATCCTAAACCTGTTACTGGTCTTGAGGCTATAGGTCGAGGTGATGATAGAAATAAACTTGTTGACTTTATAACTACAGCACAGCAAGCATTAGGCCCAGAAATAATGATGAAGTATATAAATATGGATGAGGCACTGCGAAGATTAGCTGCCAGTGCTTCAATAGATACGACTAATTTAGTTAAAACATCTGAGCAACTACAACAAGAAGCTCAAGCTGCTGCTGAACAACAACAACAGCAACAGCAAATGGAACAAATGAATGCTTTAATGCAATCACCAGCCGCTGCACAAGCGGTTAAAAACTACACAGCAGAAGGTGCACCCTATGGCCCCCAATACGCAGCAGGAATTGACCCCGCCCAAGAAGGCAGTCAGCCCAACGTCCTCCCAGACGGAAACGCAGCAGGTGAAGGACTCCCCAGTGGAAACACAGGCGCAGTCCCCCCAGCCTAGTGGCGTAAAAGAAATCACTATCCCTAAAGAAGTTACTATTCAAAAGACTGGTAAGAAGAAATCAGATCAACCTAAACTTGGTAAAGATACCGAGACAGGGGAGATTACTATCTCTTAAACCCACCACCTACAC